CCGTTGCGCACGATCGACACGCCATCACCGGCCAACGAGGCGATGCGCAGATCGCTCTTCTTGATCGCGGCGATGAAGGCCGGCGACGCCACCATCCAGCGGCCCTCGTCCGACACGTTCTGCTCGTCGAGCACCGTGCCGCAGTTGACGATGAAGTCGACGATGTTCGTCTTGTCCAGCGCAACCGGGTTGGTCGAGTCGCCCAGGTTGATGTTGTTCGAATCGACGCCAGCGGTCGTGCCGCTGTTGTCAGCACTCACTTCGGCCGGGATCGTCTCCAGCATGTCGGCGTCGGCCGCGATGCGCAGTTGGATCGAGCCGTCGTTCGCGAACACGTCGGCGAGGTCGAGGTCGGATTGACGCGAGTCGACGAGCAACAGCGTCACGCTCGCGATCGACCAAGCCAAGTCGTTCGCGAGCGTGACGCTGTTGCTCGTCGGGTACTGCGGATTCAGGCCGGCGCCGATCACGTAGTCCGACACGATCACGTCGGGGATCGTGCGGATCTTGACCTGCGCGCCGAAGCCCGCGATCTCGCCCTCATAGTCGGTCGAGGCGATCTCACCGAAGACGGTCGTCTTGTAGAACTTCTCGACCAGCTTGCCTGAGTAGAGCTCGGGGTCGAAGTTGACGGTGCCGGCCGGACCGTAGTCGGGCACGCCCGAGGCGCGCGGCACGCCTGCGTAGGCGATCAAGCCGGCGCGGCCCATGTAGTCGGTGAGGGCGTCGTGCAGCTTCAGCGCGGCGCCGGTGAACAGAGCCGCGACGGACGCGGCGATGGTGGTGAACTTCTTCACGGTGATTCTCCTGAATCGGGTTGCGGTGTCAGTGCTCGCTATCAGCGAGCGCCGTTTCGCAGCGCGAGTCGGGCCTCGAACGCAATTCGTTCATCCGGTTTCACCTTGCCAAGCGACGACCGCTTGAAGAAGTCTCGGACTTCCGCATCGGTCGGCGCGCCGTGCATCACTGCAGGCGACGGAGGCGGCGGGTTTCCGCCATCGGGGTTGGCGCCGGACCCGCTGGGCGTCATCGGGGGCGGGGGCGGCACTGGCGCCGGCTTGGGTGCCGGTGCAAGCGTCGCCATCCACTTCCGCATGAGCTTGGCCGCGCCGATGGCGTTGGCCTTCTCGATGTAGACGTTCAGGATGGTCTGACGAACAACCTCGTTTTCGTCCTCTTCCGCGAGCCACGCGCGCCAGCGGGCATCCGTGTCGACTTCGCGCCAGTTCGGAAGCTGCTCGGTGAGAGCGTCCTCGAACCCCTGGCGGGCCGCTTCGGCGGTGTCGGTCTGCTGGCGCTGCTGCTGTTCGCGAACGGGCCGCACCGCGGCGTCGATCGCTTCCTGCGCAGTAGCGCGTGCAGCCCGCAGTGCCGTCGCTGCCATCACGCGGCATTGCTCTTCACCGTACTGCTCGATCTGAGCCGGGGTGTAGAACTGCGTGAGGTCGATCGTGTCGTCTGCTGGCTTCGCCGTGGCTTGGAGAGTGCGAATTTCGCCCTCCAGCGTGGCAATCCGCTGATGCAGGGTGTCGCGCTCCATCGCCCTGTCGTCGCGCGCTTTCGTCAGGAGACCTGACGTGACCTGAAACCGCTGTTTCCAGTAGCTCGGGTCGGAGTCGCGCGGGTCAGCGGCGGGTGCTGCGGCCTGCGGTTCAATCGGTGGTGCAGGGTCTGCGGCTGGCGCGGGGGCCGGGGCTGCGTTGCCTGTTTCGGATGGGTCCGGTTCGGGCGGTGCGTTGCGGGCGTCGATGCGTGCCTGGATGGCCGCTGACCGGCGCAACACTGCGCGAGGGAGCTTCGTTTCGTTCGGGGCCGTGTTCGGCTGCTGCATTCAATCTCTCCACGATCCGCAGTTCGCGCTCGGCGCGGGGGCGGGGTTCGCAAGGGATGCGGAGATACGCGCGGTTCCCAAAGTCAGGCGAGATCACCGCGAGTCACTGGGTGGTGACTTGGCGAGGTCGCGTTTGTGGCACGAAGGTCGGCGACGCGAGATGCTTTGCAAGCTCGACCAAGTAGGTCGCTCTGCCCTGCGCGCGGTAGAGGACTTCTCCCGTACCGCTGCGCAACAGCTCGTTCGTGTCGTCGATCTCGGCTTTCAGCATGGCCTGAAGCAGTTGCCCGTCCGGCGACTTCCCAAGTCGGGCCAGAAAATCGAGCTGCAACTGTGTCAGGCGCATGCGGTGCGATTGTGGGTGCTTACTTCGAGCGCGTCAATCGTGATTCGCGATGAACCAGTTGAACTTGTCCGTGTTGCCGCCGCCGCCCGAGCTCTTCACGATGAAACTCACGCCGGGCACGATCAGCGCCGGGTCGACGAACAGCGCGCCCGAGCCCACGGCGTCGGCGTGCGAAAGCAGGATCACCGAATCCTCTTTCACGGACGGCGTGTAAACCGTCGCGATGCCGCCTGCGGCGCTGAGCACGCCTTGCCCGCCGATGATCTTGTCCGTGGGCGCGCGCCACTTCGCATTCAGGAAGGTCGCGAAGTAGCCTGTGATGTTCGACATGGATCTCTCCTACTGGCCTAGGGCCGATTGAGCGGTGGCGCCGGCCGTCTTGCCCGACTTCGCGGCGCCGGCCTCTTGGCCGGGCGTGAACGGATGGCCCTTCAGCGCCGCGGTGACGGCTTGCGTCACGATGCCACCGATGATGCGCTGGTTCTGCTGCGCGCTCTCGCGCTGGCTGATCAACGCCTCGTGCTGCTGCTCGGCCTGCATCTGGCCCTGCGCCTGCGCCTGCGCGGCCTGCTGCTGGGCCTGCATCTGCTGCATCACCTCGTCCTCGGACGGCACGCAGTCGGACACGGGCAGCTCCATCGACTTCGCGACTTCGCGCACGATGTTCGCGACGTACTTCGGCCCGACGATCTGCGCGATCATCTGGTTCTGAGTGACCATCTGTAGGAACTGCGTGCGGCGCTGCTGCGCCGATTCCTTGATCAGAATCGCCGCGGCGCCGCGCGGCACCACGATGCAGTCGCCCTTGATCGAGTGATCCGGGTTGTAGAGCATCTCGTTCGTGAACGTGTCGCCGATCGTCGGGCTGATCACGTTGAGGTCGATGTTCGAGATCGCGCGCCGCAGGCCCTTCGCCGCGTTGTTCATGAGCATCGAGAGACCTGTCGCCGTGTCGGCGCTGCCGCCCGCGCGCTCGTTGCCGTAGGTGTAGCGCGGGATGCCCGTCGCGTCGTCGGCGCGGATCTCCCACTTCTCGTAGGACGCCATCAAGCCGGCGCTGTTGTCTTGCGCCTGGAAGAACCCGATGCCGGGGTTCACGCCCTGGCTCGGGTCGCTCTTGAGCTGCCACAGGCGCCACGGGAAAATGCTCTGCGTGTCCTCACCATCGGCGAAGCGGTCGGCGTGCACCCACACCATCGGGCCAGATGCCATCGAGGTGTTGTCGGCGAAGGCGCACGCGAGCGCGTTGCACATCTTCTGGCTCGTGGATGCCAGATCGGGGATGGAGCGGCCCCAAAACGCGCCGGGGATCTCGTCGTAGCAGGCTTTGCGGTACGGGCGCTGGTCGAGCGGGTCGGGGTTCATCGCGGCGTACAGGATGTACCGGCCGCACACCACGACATTGCACTCGTAGTCCTTCGTTTCCTCGATCTCGGGTTGACCGCTCTTGGCGCGCACGCCCCAGCTCAGCAGCTTCCACCCGGGCACGCTGCCCCAGTAGCTGAGCGCGTCGATGACGCCCGGGGGCGAGAGCCACATGTACAGGGTCTCTTGCTCAAGTCGCTGGCGCTCGGCCTCGGTCCAAAGCCAGCCTTCAAGGTGGCCGCCTGAGTAGTCGCGCAGCGCCATGTCGATCTGGTCGTCCTTGTAGTCGGGCAGGCCCTTGAGGTCGTACAGCTCTTCACGGCGGAAGCGGATGCGCTCGATGAAGTCGCCTTGTTGCGGGCTGCGCGAGCTCGGCGCCGGGTAGCAGTCGAACGGGCTCACGCGCTCCCACGACTGGTGCGGGTTGTTCGCGACCTTCGGGGTCCACCCGCTGCCCCATTCGAGCGTCTTGTGGCGCCGGTAGATCGGCCCCTTCAGCACCGCGGCGGGGTAGGTCACGAAGTCCTCGACGAACTCGTCCATCGCCTGCTCGTACCCGCCTTCGGCGAGCCGGTCGGCAATCTGGCGCTCCATGCGCACGGCGCGCTTGTGCGCCTCCTTCGTGAGAGCGTCTTCGGCCTCGTCGCGCAGCTTGTCGCCGATCTGGTAGGCCAGCGCGCGAAACTCGTCGTAGGGCAGCGGGCCGGCGCCCTGCTGCGCGATCTGTTGCATCGCCTGCTGCGCCTGCTGCAGCGCCTTCTTGATGATCCCGGCCTTCAGCTCGTCGGGCAAATCGGGGATCGGCGTCGGGTCCACGCCCCACGGCTGTTCGCCCACGGGCAGCACGATCTCGCGAATCCACGCGGACGCGGCGCGGCACTTGGTCTCGGTGAGATCGGCGAACACCAGATTCATGCCGCCGCCCTGGCCCTGCAGCGCCGCGATCTCGGCCGGGCTGTACAGGCCGCGCCGGGCGCGCAGGCACTGCAGCAGCTTCACGTCGATCTTCATCTTCGCCAGCTTGTTGCGGCCCCAGGCAGAGCGGACGTGGCTCACGAGTGCCGAGTAGGTGCCGGTGTCGTCGAGCGATGTCGCCTCGGGCGGCACCTCGGCGTCACGCTGCATGAGCTGCTGCAGGCCCAGTGCCCTCACGAGCGGGTTGCTGCGGCTCGGGGCTGCGTTGTTGCTGGTCGGCGCGTTGGGGGCGGCTAGGGATTGCTGCGGCATGCGGGTGTCACCTGTAGGGGGTGGCGCATGGCTGCTCTAGCCGGTTGCGGCGGATGGGCGCGATTATGCCGTGCGTGGGCCGGAAACGACAACGCCCCTGTGCCGGCACACCGAGCAGGGGCGTTGAAGACCGACGTGCGTGGCAGCGATACCCTCGCCAGCTACAGCGCTTGCGCGCTCATCCGTTTCCTTCGGGGTTTCCCCCTTCATCTCGTCGATGCGCAAATTCTACCTCGACCACACAACCCGCCGTTTCTCGACGCGCTTCGCCTTCGCGGCCACCACCTTGCGGTCGATCAGCTCGGGCACGAACGAGATCGCGAGCGAGTCGGCGCAGTCGGGGCTCTTGCCACCGTTCTTTTTCATGTCCTTCTTGCTCTGGAGCTGGATGCGAAACAGCGCATCGTATCCGTAGTCGAGGCTCGTGAGCTGGTCTGCAAGCTCGTCGTCGTCGGGGATCTGGCCGGCTTCGAGGAAGTCGCGCATCTTCCCCCACGCCTCGCTGCGCTGGTTGAAATACTGCTTGTCGTCCTTCGCTGGCACGCCCCACATGACGGGCACCAGCGGCACCGTGAGCCGGCCCGCCTTCGCCATGTTGCGCAGCGCGGTGTCGAGGTCGGCGCCGTTGCCGTTGGCGTCATAGGCGATGCAGATCGCGCCCGACGCGTCGTGCCTCTCGGCTCGGGGCTTGGCGATGTCGCCCGTGACCATCTCGTAGAGCTTGCCGGCCACCTCGCTGCCATCGAAGCCGCTCATCTTCACCTGCCAGTGAACCATGAGCCCTTGACGCAGCGTGATCACCGTGAAGTCGTCGCCGAAGCGCGCCGGGTCACAGGCGAGGATCTTCGGCGATGCCTGATAGGCCAGCATCGGCACGCGACGGCGCCGCGCCTCGGTCACAAGCCCCGGGCTGATGAAGTTGGCATAGCCAGCGCGCGGGAACATGCCCTTCACGCGCACGCGCACGAAGTCCGAATCCTCCCCGTACTCGTCGACCCACGCCTTGATCTGCGCCTTGTTCGAGAGCCGCACCGTGCGGCTGTCGACTCGGGCGTAGTGGTTGCGCTTCGGCGTGCTGCACTGTTTGAAAAACTCGCCGCTGGTGCGCGTCGGGTTACCGTACCGGCACCAGATGATTTGTGTGTTCGCGTCGGTGAGCGCGCCGCGCGTCACATCCCACACGCTATCGGCGATGGTCGAGGCTTCGTCGAAGATGACGAGCAGGCGCTTGCCCTTGTTGTGCAGGCCGGCGAAGGCTTCCGTGTTCGACTCGGACCACGGCACCGCGTCAATGCGCCATGCCTTCTCGCGCACCGGGTCGTTCGCGATGTAGATCGCGGTTGCGGTGAAGGTGAACAGGCCCTTCGCGATGAACAGGCTGTACCACTTCGAGAGCTCGGCCCACGTCTTCGTGCGCAGTTGCGTGTCGGTGTTCGCGGTGACGACGCCCCGGGTGTCTTCGTGCGTCGAGATGGCCCACAGGATGAGCCATGACACGATCGCCGACTTGCCGACCCCGTGGCCTGAGCTGATGTCCTCCTCGATCGGCAGCTCATCGTAAAGCGCGGTCGCCGGGTCGATGCCGTCGCGCAGGCGTTGCCCGATGCGCGAGAGCTGGTCAATCTGCCACTGCTCGGGGCCTAGCTCGTCCTCCAGCGGCGTGAAGGGCTCACCCCAAGGGAAGGCCCACATGACGAAGCCCAGCGGGTCGAGGCTGAAGCGCGCGAGGTCGTCGAAGAG